TTTCTTGTGTGTATGGTGTGTGATGAAGTTGATTTTGTATTTTGTTTTGAATGTTGAAGGGAAGAAGAAAGGAAGGGGAGCGGAGGGAAGGGGGGGGGGGGGGGGGGGACCCGTTATGCGGATATGACCTACATGGGGGTTGTATGGGGTCTATATAGGGATTAGCCCTTGCAAGCGCTAGGCACACCCTGAGCCAGCGCGCAAGCGCGCACAGCGTGGCGGTGGCATTGCGTGGCTGCGCGACCCCTTTGCACAGGGCCAGCTCCAACCCCCACGCCACCCTTCGCCTTATCCCCTTTCACGGATAAAAACCTCTCCCCTAATTCTTACAAACGTGGATAACCCTGTGGATAGAGTCTGTATAACCCTGTGGATAACTCACTCTCATAATGTGAAAAACCGCGCATACGGCATTTTCAGGGGCAGGGTAATACCCAGACAAGGGTAAAAGAGAAAAGAGCGCATAGAGCGATCTGATGCGTTTTAGGGGTATGGATAAAAACCCAGTGTTCTAGGGGTTTTCCCTGGGCTTATATAATCTGGCATGGGTTTTGCTACGCGCGTGCATGCGGGCGCGCGTGTTTCTATCCACCTGCCGCCCTTAGCACGAACCATGCCATAAGGGAAAACCCTGAATATGCCCATTTTGGTCGAGATGTGACAATTTTTGTCCCTGATCTGACGATTTTTGTCATATCGGGGATTCGCCCCTTAAACGAATCAATGAGTTAGCGCTGGCATGCTTCCTGCATGTAAGGGAATTTGTTTGCTAAGGGGAAAATCATGAAGGGTTCTAACACTGTTCACTTTTCGGCTCTGTTTGCAGACACAGTTTGCACGCATGGGGTAGTCTGGGCAGAGCAATACTACGTCCGCAAGCACGGCATGCCGAAATGGGAATTTGGCATCTGGCTTGCAAATATCATCATCAAGGCTTAATAAAAAGGGGAATCAATATGTACGCTGAAACTGAATATCTGAAGCAAACCAATATCACGAAATTGGCAACCGCTGCGCGTATGGCAGGGCTGCGCTGGAAAAGCGGTACGCCCGGGTATGACAAAGCGGGGATTATTGAAAAGCTTACGCTTTCCCCTGGCATCATGCGTGCGACTGTTGCTACCCTCAAGCGCATGGAATCCGCCCCAGCATGGAATGACCCGGGTAAAAATCCCTTTGCAGACGCGCTGGACGATGCTGAAGAACTGAACCAGCCTTCCCCCTCCCCCGCACCTGCAAAAGCCCTTGAGGGCTATTCCGTACCCCCTGAGACCATCACCCGGATTCTGTCTGAGATTGCGCAACTCAAAACCGGGAAAGCTAACACCCACGATATCCCCCGGGCGCTGGAGCCGATATCAAAGGCCCTTTCCGATCACGCGCAATATGTCACCCGGGAACTGGCTTCCCTGAAAGAACGCGCACCCATTCAATTCAACATCCCCAACAAACCCAGCGTTACCATTGATCCTAATGGCCATCATCGGGATTATCCGAAGCTTCTGAAATATCTCCAGATTAATCGCCGGGTGATTCTCACGGGTTCTGCTGGCACGGGTAAATCCATGGCCGTGCATAACGCTGCAAAGGCTTTTAATCTACCTTTCCACCTGCAAACCCCTGTGACAATGGATCACCAGTTTCTAGGCCATAGGGATGCACAAGGGACATTCCACGAAACCCCTACATTTAAGGCTTATACCCAAGGTGGGGTTTTGCTTTGGGATGAGGCAGACGCTGGCTTACCCGATGCCATGCTTGCAGCAAACCCGATATTCGACGGCAATGGTTTTGCTATGTTCGGCGATGGCAATATGTACAAACAACACCCGGATTTTATGGCCGTGTTCAATATGAACACCGACGGCAACGGAGCGAGCATGGAATATGCTGGCCGGAATCGGCTGGATGGTGCCACGTTGGCGCGTTTTGGGGTTCGCATCCATTGGGGCATTGACGATGGTATCGAGGCCGCTATGGCTGGCACGCATACCGCTTGGCTTGAGGTTGTTAGGGCTGTTCGTCGGTTTATGTCCCAGCGCTCTATCGTTGACGTTAACGCCACCCCTAGGCATACCAAAACCGGCGCAGCATTGCTTGAGTGTGGATTGCCTAAACTCGACGTTTTGACCGATGTTTTGAAGTCTGGCGCATTATCTGAAGTCTGGCAGGATATTCTGCGCCTCACCGAAACCCGCCGTTTTCTGGAGAATTAAGCCATGCGCGCTAATACCCAAGCAATCAATGCCCTGCCGGAATACTCTACGGTAGAAACCCCTCAGGGGGTTTATGGCAAGCTGTCATTCTCTTCTACCCTGCACGCGCACAGAATCGCGCTAGAGCATGCGCGGGATACTAACTCAGACATTTGGCATTCTGGCTCAATCTGGGAAGGGCTAGATAAACAAAAGCGCGAAGACTTCGACAAAACCCATATTGCCGATTACCCCCTTTCCCTTGTCAAGAGCGAATCCGCAAAACTCCCCCACAAAGCAACCCGGTTATCTAACCCCCGCGCTGCGGTTACTGGCGCAGTCTGGAATATCCCCGCAGTTCTCGCTAATATCCCTCTATCCGCACGCACCCGCCAGCGTGCAAAACTCCCCCCGAAAGCTTTTAAGCTGGGGTTCTTTATGTCCGCTGGTATCGACGCCGAGACAATGGGAAAACTGACCGCACGAATTGCCCGCGCTATTTGGGACTATACAATGGCAGGGGGTTCTGCTTCCCTCACAATCGCCATGTGCGGGAATTATCGCTTTGTCACCTCCACCGGCACTAAGGGCTTAATCGTAGAAACCAAAGTCAACTGTTCCGATATCGCCGGAATTTCCCTTGCCCTTTCCCCCGCCTTTTTCCGCACAATCTGCGGCCCGTTAATGACCGCTTGCAGCGATGCGCGGGGTGATGGTATTCCCTGCCCGCAACACTCTCCCCTTCCCGCCGATTATCTGTGGCTTGGCGGCATTATGGACCGCGCCATTGAAGCCGCTGAACAAATCATCAAAGAACTGTCAATCACCGCTTGACCCTTCCCAGGGATTCGCCTAGAATCCCCTTGTCGTATCAACGCTAGCCCGCAACATCACGAAAGGGGCGCACCATGTTTGAAGTCTTTTTCTTTGACTCGTTGCGGGTTCTCCTCGATGCTGTGTCTGGCCGTGTTGTAGCCGTGCAGGATCGTCTGAGCGGCGCTGATGCCTCGTTCTCGCACTCCCCCCAAGCAATCGACGCCGCCCGCGCTCAGGCCGTTCTGGCCTTTGGCTCGCTCTGCGACGCATGACCCTAGCGGAATAGGGTTTGTCCCTATTCCAGTGTGGTCTGTAGCGCCTACACTATCACTGTTCCTTAACCCTTTTTCCTCGATGGAGTTACCCCAAATGTCCGACGAACAAGTCACCCAGTCCGAAAACCAGAGCACCGACTCCCCCTCGACCGACGCACCGGCGAAAACCCGCCAAATGTCGTTTGAGGTTCTGGAATCCGGCGAAATTCGCGCCGACTTCGGCAAGGGCCTGGAACCCCTGCTGTTGAATCCGGCCCTGGTCCCCGAGCACATTATCGCCGCTGCTGTTACCGAGGGCCTGATTTCCCGGACTCGCGGTTATACCTCGAAGCTGTCCGCCGATGATCGCACCCCCGAAGCTCTCCGTGCCGCCGTCGAAAAGGGCTTCGCCGCTCTGCTGGCCGGCACCTGGAAAATCGAGCGTGTCGCCGGTGGCTCGGCGGATTATCCCCTGGAAGTCGAAGCCGCGCACCGTTTCCGCAAGATGCGTGCCGAATCGAAGGGCGAGGAATTCACCTCGACCATCGAAGAAGCAGCGGTCAACTTCGCAGCGCTCACTGATGACCAGAAAAAGACCCTCAAGGCCCTCCCGCGCTACCAACTGGCTCTGGCCGAGGTCAAGGCAGAGCGCCAGGCCGAGAAGGCTGCCGCAATGGCCAAAAAGATCGCCGAATCCGGCGAAGACGAAGCCGGGTTCTAAACCCTGGGGGGATTTTCCCCCCTTTTCTTATCTGCTGGCTTGATTTTCCCCCTGGGATAGCTTCCTGAGGGGAGAATGACGGAGACTAGGTAAATTCCGCACCAGCAGATAAGAAAAGTTCTCTCCCTCCCCCAACAGCCTAGAAAGGGCTAATCATGGCAACCAAGGAAAAAAAGGGCGCGAAGTTCGGCCGCCACGCTCGGAACCCTTCCAGCAAGATGCAGATGCAGCGCACAGCAAAAAACAAGCGCCTGCGTATCGAGAAGGCCATCAAAACCCACGGAGCGCAATCCTGCGTTTCCCCGACTTTCCCCAAGGTCTGGGTCAAGCGGCCGATGGAGTCCGTCATCCTCTCCGACAACATCAAGCGGGACTGGTCGAATATCCCCGTTCACATGCTCTTTGTTTCCGGGCATTTGGTCGAGGTTTCCCCGCATGCGTCCGATATCGCCAAAGCCCTGACCACCGTTGGCACTCGGCACTCCTATTCCCACGAAATCCTGCACCCTCATTTCGGTCGCCGGGAAATCGTAGAATCTCGTTACTCCAACTGAAGGAAAAATCCCCGTGAAAACCAATCCCGCCGTCCGCCTGCGTCAATCGCTGGGCATTCCTGACGGGGATTCTACCCCGAACAAGAATTTCTCCTGGACCAAGAAAGGCCCGGGGAGAAAGCACAATCCCTGGACTGCCGCAAAACGGCTGACTTGGATGCTGGCTAAAACCTAAACTAAAGGGGCTGTAATAAGCCCCTTTCTCTTGGGGAAAATAGGGGAGCATGGTTGTTACAATTTGTTACATCCTATACCCCTATATCATAGGGTAACCCCTATATCAATCCCTCCCCTCATCGCCTACACTCTCAGCATGAGCCGATCTAAAATCTCCGCTGCGTATCCCCCTTCAATGCTGATCGCCCTCCAACGGGCGGCAGACATTGGGGAATTCATTATCCCCACGAATAACCCCAAGGCAATGCGCCTGGACTTCCAAGGGCTACGCGGTGCCCTTCGTGCTGAAAACCGGGGGGAACTCGCTGATATGGTTTCCTTCCATATCAGGGAAAATCCCCCGGCCTTTATTATTCGTCTGCGGGATACCTCCCAGGCAGCTCAAGATATTCAGGCGGCACTATCCAAAGCCCCGATTGTTTCTGCCCTTGAAGCCGCAGACGATGCCCTCGACCGTATCCTAGCAGGAGGCAAAAATGCCGTCTGATCTTCTCGACGATCTGAACGAGGAACAGCACCAGTTTTTACTGGAATCTGGAAACCTCGGAAACAAGCGCAAATCCTCGGAATGGACTGGCGCGAATAATTGGGTTTCCAAAGGCTATACCGCCCGCTGCCGCAAGCATATCTGCACGGGTTGCGGGGATTCTGTATTGACCCTGATGGGGATTTTCCACACCGAGGAAAATGGCCTTGGCGCCCGCCGCTCCACTGCCCTTCTGAATACCAATCATCAAATCCCCCTCGATGGACCGAAGAACCCGGTGATTATCCACGAGGAAAAATCCCGCATCTGCCCTGCATGCCTGGACCTCTATGGTTTTTCCCTCCCATCCAACGAAAGCTAACCATGAGCAAGAAGCCTGATTATCAATTCCTTTCCCTCTCCAATTCCCGGATTGGGGAAATGCTGGATGCTGCCAAGGCTCGACAAGCTGCTCTAGGCAAGCCGGAATGCGATGCCCTGGAATTCCGGGCGGCATCTATCGTCGCCTTCAAATCTGCTCTGTATGGCGCTTTCCCCGAGCTTCCCCGGGATGTTACTGGCATTTACCGTCAAGTCCATCGAGCGCTGATTACCATGCTTGTCGCTCTCGACCCTGAACTGATGCTCGAAAACCACGAAATATACAAACAAATCGAGGCAGCTTTCTTCGCGGATATTAACGACCCTAACACCCCCAAGGTCAGAAAAAATCCCAATGACTGAACCCACCGATACTTTCACCAAGGCCGAACTTTCCGCCCATCGGGCAGCGGCGGAAAGAGGGGAAACTCCCTCCCTCGATATCGTCGCCAAGTTCATCCGAACGATCCGAAAAACCTTCCTCGCTTCCCCTATCGCAGTGGAAAAAGGGAAAAAGACCCGGAACTCTAAACCCAAAGTTGACGAATCCCAGGTTGACTTTTTCTAAGGAATCTATCATGTCCAGCGTAAATTGGGTATTGGTAATAAACGTTCTTTTCTTCCTGATTTTCCTCGTCTTGTTTTACCTTGATGTTACAAAAGCAGGGATTCATTGGGGTTGGGCTGTTTTCGACGGCATCATGCTGGCTTGGTATACAGCGCAAATTCTCCGCTAAAGATCCCAGCGGTTAGGGATAATCCCCTAATCAGTGGAATTTTCCCCCACTCGGCTCGGGCCGTTCCCCGAATCTCAATGGAGATATTTCCCATGTGCACCGATGAAAAGACCTGCGACGAAACCCAGACCAACAATGAAAAGATGGAGCTGGTGCAATCCCTGCAAAAAGCTGGCCTGATGGCTACGCTGACGTTTGAGCAGCGGAAGTCCCTGCTCTCAGATTTTGTCCGGGATTATATGATCGCCCCGGCCAAGGCGCTAGAAACCGACCTCATCGACATTGCGAAGAACCCGGATGATGAAGCCGATGCCTACAGTGAAATCGAGTTCTACTCCCTTCTGATGAAGCTGGAACGCCACGCGGCGAATCTGAAGAAAATCATCGGCATGGTCGTCGTCAAGGGCGAACTTCCTGTTCGCAAGGAAGCCTAATCATGGAACTCCGTCAAGCCTTGCGGGATAATCCCCCATCCTACGCCCTCCAATGCGCGGCCCGGGACGAAATCGCTCGGCTTGACGCCAGGATTAAGGAACTCGAACCCGATGTTGTTCGTCTCGAAAAACTCGGTGTCTGGGTCTCCTACGGCCATTGGAGAATCTGCGAAATCGACCAAGGGAATTTTCGTAATTTCTGGATCGACGACCTCGCAGACCTTCGGGAATCAATCGACGCGGGAAAAGCCATCGCTGCCCGCAAAGGGGAAAAGGTATGAAGAAAGATATCGCTATGGCGCTTGTCGCTGAGTTACGTTCGGGGAAAATCCTGCAAACTCGTGGGCGACTCCGGAATGCCGAAAACAAAATGTGCTGCCTTGGGGTTCTCTGCAATGTCCATGCCAAGGCTAATCCTGAGATTGCAGTGAATGAAACCGATCCTCAGTGCTATATGGGGGAAGTTTGGCTAGTACCTCAGCCGGTGCTGGAATGGGCTGATTTTCACCAAAATGTCGGCACTCGTAGGGATAAACTCCCGTTGCCTTTTCCGGGCAAAGGTACTTACCCCTCCCTCGCAATGGCCAATGATGCCGGAGTCACTTTCCCCGAAATCGCCGATTATATCGAAGCCAATTACGAACAGCTCTAAGGATTCCCCATGCCCTCCTATGTCGTCCTGCGCATCCAGCGCAATGATTACACCGACCCTGTGACCCAAGAGCAGGGTTATTCCGTCAAAACCTTTCCCGTCCTGACGAAGCCGGATCGCTTCTCCCCGCTTGAGCGGATGCAGGTTCGGGCAGACTCTGAGGTAGAAGCCTGGGCTATCGTCAAGCTGGCTTATCCCTTCCTCTCCCTCCACCTTTGCATTCAGGAAGCCCGCGAATATGACGCAACAATCGCCCGCCTCGAACGACTCGCCGCAAGCCGCAAAGCAAACACAGAGCGGGTTCACTGAAGCCCAGCGGCTCGCTGCTCTCGAAATGAAAGCCCGAATCCAATCCGGGGAAAAAATCCCCCTCGAAGACCTCCGGGCTTTTATCCTCTCCGCTGAACGTGACCTCTCGGCTAATCGCGTTCAGGTTAACAAAGCCGAAAAAACCAAAGCTACTGACGTAGACTTTTTCTGAAAGGGAAAATCATGAAGGAAAAGGAATCTCTCGAAGATGGCCCGAATGCTCTGAAGGTTCTGGCAAACCTCGCGGCTTTTGCCACGGCGTGTTTTATCGGGGCTTTTGTCTGGGAATTGACAAAGGTGGTAGTATGAGTGAAGACAACTGGCTTTATATCACTATCATTGTTCTAATCCTGGCGTTTTTCGCAGTGCTGGTGTCAGTTCTTCTGGTAACCGCCTCCTGCAAAACAACCGCCATGGAAAAAGGCTACACCTCTTCCGAAATCGCTCAACTCTGCCGCTAAGGAGAAAACCGTGATCGACTTTATCCACCTGCCGAAAGCAATCTGTCACCACGCTATCGGCAAAGATCATACTCTCGCCCATCGCATGTGGGCTGGGTTCGGGATTATGATTTTTGGCGTTAGCACGGCGAAAGCTGCCGCGCTCATGCCTGATCCGATTGCGCATCATTTTATCGTGCATTACGGCCTGGATTTGATGGGTTACGCCATCCACGGCCTCGGTGCTATTCCGTTCATTGAATATTTCCTGGAGGATTAAACCATGCCCCGCCCTACTCTTGAAAACACCATCTGGTCCGTTCGTGAAGCTATGTTGATTGCGGAGGGTTCTTTGTATCAGCAGGGATTCGTTAAGCGCGCATCCCAGCGGAATCCGTATGACGATGCCCGTTGCATCGCTGCTGATGCTGCAAAATTCCTCCGGGAAAATCTCCCCAACAACCCGGAAGCCTCTGACCTCGCAAATCAGCTCGACGGCAGCCTTGGCCATATCAAAGCCTCGATTACCGAAGAATCTCTTGCAAAAGTTCGCGAAGAATACACGGACCACTCCCTATGATTATCCTCGATATCGTCGAAGCTCAAGCAGTTATCGACCGCCGACTCGCCCAAGCCCCGAGGCTTGCCACCCAAATCTTCAAGGCCAAATACCCCGGGGAAATCCCCCTTCATCAAATGGCCGAAGCCATCAAGGATGCAAAGCGGCTTTCCTACGCCGCTCTGTACTCCTATAATCCCGCCCTTCGCCTGGAGAATATCCAATGATCGTCGAATCCCTCCCGCAACGCGGCTGCCAACGAGGTATTGAAATGAATACCGCCCATCAGCATTATGGCTGGGTGTGTTATTACACCGATGACCTCGGCTGGACTCCCTGTCGCAAAGCCCTGGACTCGGAAATGTTCTCGGCGCAAGCTCTTGTCGACTTCAAAATGGGGGAAAAGAAATGAAATCCGGTCAACTCGATATTCCGGGGATTGATATTCCCGAATTACCGTTGGATAGTTTTGAACGAGAGTATATTCTCGTAACCGACCGGGATAGCAAAATCCTCCATTCCGGTTCTCTCACTGAATGTCGGGGAATGCTCTCCCTCATCCGTAAGGCTTCCGGTGAAGCCACGATTTTCAAAGCTCTGAAATACTAAAGGAAAAATCATGTCTGATTCTACTCAATCCAACATCGACACCCGCCCGCCGCTGCTAAAGAAAATCAGCGAAATCCCCGGGCTCTATCTCTGCAACGGGGATCAAGACGGCTTTCTTGTCGAAGTCGATGAAAAGGGCCAAATCTGGGCCATGCGCGGTAGCGGTAATCGGGATGAAGTTCTTTCCGATGACGGCTGGAAGCCCGACGCGGCGACCCTGCAAATCTTTCGCTTGACCAAGGTGGAATAATGCAACCCGAGGCACGATATTCCATCAAACACGGCCACGATGGGAAATATTATGCCGATGGCCCCGGCTCGGGAAACGGGTTCTACTCAGGAACCCTCTGGCCTCAGCGTCGTTTCGACACCGCAAAGGAAGTCGAGATAATCACTGAAGTCGCGAATGAAGCCTTCCGAGCTGGGGTTTTCTACGCCCAACACGAAATCCAAAAAGCCCTTGGGCTTGTTAAGGAATAAACCATGTCCACCCCCTTCCGCCCACAATTTCCCCTCGTCTGGGATAATTCCCTCCGGTCTGCCTTTGTCGAATGCCCGCGAAAAGCCTTCTGGGAATATATCGAGCATTTCAAATACCCCGGGGAAAGCGTACACCTGCACGCCGGGAAAGCCTGGGCGGAAGGGCTTGAGGTCGCTCGACGGATGTTCTATCAAATCGGGATGACCGCCGTAGACGCCCAAGCCGCTGGCCTGGAGGCGATGATTCTCGCCTATGGCGACTTCATCCCTCCCGAGCGCGGCTCTGGCTCTAACAAATCCCTCGACCGGCTTATCGAAGCCTTCTCCTATTACTTCGCTGCTTTTCCCCTCGCCACCGATCCCGTTCAGCCCTACGCCGGGAAAAATGGTCCGATGATCGAATTCTCTTTCGCTCATCCCCTCGACGTTGACAACCTCCGGCATCCTGATACCGATGAGCCTATTATCTGGGCCGGCCGTGCTGACATGGTGGCGACCTACGCCGGAGCGCTTTCGATCTACGACGATAAAACAACCTCGTCCCTCGGCCCGTCCTGGGCTAACCAATGGAATCGCCGTGCCCAATTCACCGGCTATTCCTGGGCAGCGCGGGAACTCGGTATCCCCGTTTCCCAAGTCGTTGTCCGAGGAATCGCGATTCTCAAAACCTCGATAAACCACGCCCAAGCAATCACCGTCCGCACTCCGCACCACGTTGAAGAATGGCGAATCCAGGTAATCCGGGATATCAAACGCGCTATTCAGTGCTGGAAGGAAGGGTATTGGGATGTGAACCTCTCCGAAGGCTGTTCTGCTTATGGTGGTTGTATGTTCCAGCAACCCTGTATGTCGGCTAATCCGACCCCCTGGCTGGAAGGACAATTCCAGCGGAAAATCTGGAACCCCGTTGACCGAACTGAAACCATTATCCCTATTCAGGAGATTCCCAATGAGTGATACCGCGTCTGATTTTTCCTCTTCTATCATCGACGGCGTTCTTTGCATCGAGGATTTGAACCTCGGCCGAACATCCGTCACCAACGACATGGAGAACGTTCTTGAAAAACTTTTCACTGAGCTGGATTGGCCCCGCGTTGATAACCACCCTCCGATTATCTATCGGGATTCTACTGGGGTTTGGGATCGTGTGTATCTTAGCAGCGCTGGTGGCGTACAGTTCCGACATTATGGAACTTCTACTCGATCTGACGCTATCGAATTTGTGAAGATCGACGAAGCCGCCCGCATCGCGGAAGAAAACAAGGGAAACTAATTATGACGAACTACCAGAATCTCGAACAAACCTGGGATGCGATGTTCCAGCAGGTTATTCAACCCTCCTGCAATTTCTCCCCGGAGACTTTGCATATTCTGAAGAAAACGTTTTTTACAGGAGCAGCCGGAGCGCTTCAGATTATGATGAATGCCAGCGTGGAAAGCAGCAATATCGACACCGCTGTTGCGCAAACGGCGGCGAAGGTGAACGCTCTTCATGCTGAAATTGCTAAATGTATCGCCACGCCTTTTCCCGCAGCTCCCGGAGTAACCATCCAATGAAATTCCCCCTTCCCTCCTATTTCAAACCCGTCCCCCTTCTCGACCAAATCGCGAAAAAGGAAGCCGATTATGAATCCAGCCTTGTCCAATCCAATCTCGAACGCATCGACGCCGATTCCGCAATCTCACGCCTCGAAGCAAAGCTCGAATACCTCCGCGCTTACCGTCGGGAGCGTGTGGGTCTTGGAAAACCCGGAAACCGGCCTCTCTCGTCGGGTGAGAATCTTCCAACTCTACCCGATGCAGAGTGGTGGGAATCTAGCCCACCTCATCGGGTATCGCCCGACTCATTGGGGTGAAGCGCCGGGAACCCGGATGGAGATAACCTCTGAAGAATTCTTCCGGTATTTTTACGTCCCCGAAGTGGAACCAGTATGCGACCCTATTCCGAGCGAGAGCTGCTACTCCAAAACCTCCTCGCAATGGCCTCGACGCTGTTATATCGCTCTTCACAAGCAATGGCTGAAGGGGATATCCCTCTTCAAGAAAGTCTGGTGATAGAATGCGAAGCCTGGTTCTTGGAGACGAGGGATACTCTCTCGAAAAGCCTTTCGCGGGAAACCAACGAGGAATCCGGTACTACTGCCAAACCTGCGGAGAAATCTGGGGCCGACTGGAACTCAATTCAAACGGGGTTTATATCTGCGCGAATCAGCCATGTTCAGAGCATGGAACCCGACACAACCGGGGAGGATCGATCCTCAAACCCCTCATCTGGTGGGATATCTTCTCCGGGGGAAACCTCGAAAAGTGTCTCGAATATCTCCCCTATAGCGTTCTTCGGTATGAAGCGCTGAGGGCATCTGAGCAAATTTTAAAAGGATGACGTATGCCGCAATTAGATTTGATTTTGAATGCTGAAGGCGAATTCCCCAATATGAAGGCTTTGGGGGATATTACGAAAATCGGGCGCTTGCCGAAAGGTATGGCCTCGAGAAAATCCTCGGTGGTGATTGAGGTTACCCAGAAAGACGGTACGGTTTCCTATGGGGAAACAAGCCTGGCCCTTCTCGCCGCGGCTGTTCGGGCGTTTATGGCACGGGATGAGGTCGAAAATCTCCCAGCCGCCGATTCATGAAGTGCCCGCATTGCCACGGCGCGAAGAATTCCGTGCTTGAAACACGGAATCTCTCAAACACCATCTGGCGCCGGAGATATTGCGAGGTCTGCACCAATATCTTCTGGACTTCCGAATCCCCGGCGCTAAAGCCCCCTCGTGGCTTGCATAAACTTGCCCACGGCACTCGCTATAACAACCTCATTAAACCTAAGAAAGCATAACATGACTGCCCAGACTCTCATCAATCCCCAATACCCTGGCTTCAACGTCCTCTTAATGGGGCCATCCGGCACGGGTAAAACCTATGCGCTCAAATCCCTCGCAAATACCGGCCTCGAAACCTTCGCTCTATTCCTCGAACCTGGGCTGGAGACTCTCATTGGCTCCTATTCCGACAACAATGAGCCTATCCCGGATAACCTACACTGGCACTATCTTCAGCCCAAAACCCAAGGCTTCGATCAGCTTTATTCCGCTGCGGATAACATCGGTAAATTCGACCTCGCCGGCTTGGCTCGGATGAAGGATATGAACCGATCGAAAAATAACCAGATGACGGAAATGTACACGATTCTGAATGACTTTTCGGACCAGAAAACCGGGAAGAAATTCGGACCCGTTGACTCCTGGACAAACGGCGCGGTTCTCGTCATCGACTCCCTTTCCGCGCTTATCAAAATCGCCTTCGATATGCAAATCGGCATGAAACCCGTTCGGGATGTTTCGGATTGGGGCATTGTGCAGCAGGTTCTCATGTCCTGCATCCACAAACTAACCTCAGGATGTAACTGCCATGTCGTTATCATCGCCCACGTTGAACGAGAGCTGGATCAAATCTTGGGCGGAAACAAAATTACCGTTTCCGTTCCAGGTAAAGCCATTGCCGCTACAATTCTCCAGCCTTTCTCCGATGTTATCCTTGCCTCAAGAGAAGGAGACAAGTTCTTCTGGGACACCGCAAACTCCCAAGCCGACGTTAAAACCCGAAACCTCCCTATTACCTCAAAACTTCCCGCCGATTTCGGGGCTATATACGCGAAGTGGCTTTCCCGCGCAGAGGTCGCCAGTAAGGACTACCGTGGCTGATCTTGAGCGCCTGAATCATCGGGAAGAGCAAATCCGCCGAATGGAAGCGGAAAAGCTGAAAGACGAGATTCGGGCGATCATGCAGGCGCAGAATAATAAAACCATAAAGCCTACCTACCAGAATACCCGTATGGCCCAGCCTCCGGTGACGGATGTTTGCATCCAATTCATCGGTGGGCCTAAAAATGGGGAACAGGAGTTTAAGAAAAACGAATCAATCTACGGGGATGGGATGACTATTCGGATAATAATGGCTGATAATTTGCCTAACCTTCCTCACTTTAGCGAAGATGTTTCTTCCGTTTCAATGGAAACATTCGCCTACCGCCTAATCCAAGTCCCGCCGCAGGATGCCCCTTTCCTCGAACCACACATCCGACTTATTATCGCGATGTTTGTCCCTTGACATAGACCTTCAACTGTGCCATAATCCCCTTTCAGACCACCAACCCGCCGGATTGGCTCTGAAGGTTTTACCTCCCTCCGGCATTTAACCCTTTAAGGAAACTCTCATGTCTCGACTTTTTGACCCTGTTACCCTCGTGAACGAAAATCTGGAAGCTAACGCCACCCGCCGTGATCCCCTCCCGGTCGGTGAAGTTGTCGGACAGATTATGGAAATCTCGTTCTCCGACGGTATCTCCAAGCCGGGCTCTAAAAACCCCGGCCAACCCTGGACGCGACTCGACGCCAAGGTCGAAATCACGGATCAGGAATACCTGAGCCAAATCCCTGGTGCTCCGGAAAAGGCCACCACCACTGTCGGCGTGATGTTGGATATGCAAAACGGTTCGATTGCGGTCGGCCCGAATAAGAATATCCGCCTAGGCCGCCTTCGTGAAGCCGCTGGCGTTAACGGTAAGCCGCTGAATATGCTGGTTGGCCAGTTCCTGCGTTTGCAGATTAGCCACAAGCCCCATCCGACTGAACCGGACGTTGTTCTGGATGAAGTCTCGGGTTATACGAAGGTCTAAGCTTCGCGAAGGGTAGTCGGTCCCTAGGGGGGCGGGGTTCTCTCATGGTTACCCGCCCGACCTTTCACCGCCGAGCTGTCTGCGGCTGACCGATGACAGAAAAGCTGAGAGGATGTAGGGGATAAAAGCCGCCAGTCGGTGCCTCTATTGCAATCCCCCGGTGGGTGAAAGGCCCACCATAATGTTTAATCTGGAGAATATGAAAATGAGTTTGTTTGGACATATTGGATATACGAATCGCTCATCGGTACTTGGCGATGATGCTCAGAACAAAACCCAAACCTGGAACGATTGGATTGAAAGCCGAATCGAAGAACTGAATAATGACGCCCAGCGCCTCTCCGCACTCCAAGACGCCGCTCCCCCGAATCTTCTCGAAATGACCCGAGAAGATGCCCAAAAGATCGGCTGGTATTGGTAAGCCATCCCCCAATGCCTAACACCTGCACGGGTTGCTTTTACCTTAAACCGGGATTAGCAACCCCTTTTATTTGTACCTGCCCTGACGTCTCGCCGAAGATGGATGAGCCAGTTTTCTTTGCTGTTTTCTCTTGTGGAGAAGATCGAAGATGGAAAAAACCTACACCCCTGCCGACCTCGGAAAACCAGTCGACAACAGCCCTCCAACCCAATGGAGTAAGCGCCTTCCGGCCGTAATGACCTCGGACATGTTCTTTGCATACGCAAACTGGATGTACGAAGTCGCGGCTTATGCTGGTGGGAAAAATCCCAAACTCCGCCCTTGCCCTACCAGCGGCTGCATGTATTCCATGAGCATGCTATTCGGCTTTGGCTGGGCAGCGACGATGGATCAAACCGAAGTCGCAATGCTCTCGGAGTTTATTGGCCATGCGTTGAAGAGTGAAGGGCTGTAAATGCGTCGAGGCCCCATCCCTGCGGAAATCGCAATCATCGGGGATTATCCCGACCGCTCTGGCGACGGCTTTGGTGCTGTCGCAAATATCCTCAACCAGCTCGGCCTAACCACAACCTCCTGTTTCTTCGCGACAGTAACCGATACCGCTCCCCCTGCGGATAAATTCGGCGTCCCCGATATCGACAATTGGATCAGCGAGCGTAAAACCTGCCCAGGGCCGGGTTGGGTTAATAAAGGGGGAAAATGGTATCACCCAACGCTTGCCGCTGGCTTCCAGAACCTCGACTTGATTCTGAAGGAAGTCGCCCCTAAGCTCGTCATCACCCTTGGCAAAGCTCCGCTGGCATGGTTCACGGGGCAAACCCAGATCGCCAAATGGCGTGGCTCCCGCCTGACGCCCATCGGCTACCCCTTCACATTGCTCCCAACCATCCACCCCCGCACCCTCACAAAACAACCCGATCAGGCTTTTGTCCTTCGCATGGATATTAACCGAGCCTATCGAATCTACACCCATCAGCAAGTCCCCCGTGATTACGCCTTTACAATTCAACCCTCATTTTCTCAAGTTAATGATTGTCTCTTGGACCTACTTCGGAAAGCCGAAGCTGGGCCGCTCCGTCTTAGCGGTGACCTTGAAACGCGAGCTGGATATATCGCCTGCTTCGGAATCGCCTGGAGCGAGACAGAAGCAATCTGCATACCCCATCTTGTGATTCATCCAGAAAATCCCTTCTACTGGACTGAGGAAGAGGAAACACACATTGTTGCGCTTTACGCGCAGTTATTCCACCACACCAACGTCACTTGGATAGGCCAAAACTACTCCTACGACTGCCAATATTTCTGGCGGCATTGGGGATTCCTGCCCTTTAAAGTCCGCGACACAATGATCGCGCACCATTCCCTCTTCTCTAATATCCGAAAGGGTCTGGATTTTCTCTCCAGCATGTACGCCCAGGATCATGTTTACTGGAAAGACGAGATTAAAGAATGGGACCCGAAAATCGGTGAGCAGCAATACTGGACGTATAATTGCAAAGATGCCTGTATTACCTATGAGATTGATAACGAAATCTGTAAGGATGCAGCGGAACGTAATACTCCTCACTTCGACTTTCAGCAGAGTTTATTCTTCCCCGTCCTACGGATGATGAATCGAGGTATTCGCCTCGACACTGCTCAACGCTCGGTGCTGCGAACGGAACTCGTCCAAGCCCAAATCACCCGCCAGGATTCCTTAAACTACATCGTCGGGCATGAACTCAACCCAAAATCCCCGACCCAGCTTGTTAAGTTTTTCTATAATGACCTAGGCCTCCCCGGGGTAAAAGCGCTTGGCACAGAATCCCTGACAACCAACTCCCCCACAATGGCTATCATCGCAGAGCGTGAACCTCTGCTGAAACCACTATGCCAATTAATCGTAGAACTCCGATCTATCGGGGTGTTTCTGGGAACATTCATAGATGCAAAACTCGACGCCGATCAGAGAATGCGATGCTCATTCTCCGTGGCGGGTCCGATAACCTACAGGTTTTCGTCTTCGGAAAACGCTTTCGGGTCCGGCATGAACCTCCAAAATATCCCCGTTGCCGAAAAGCAGAAGATCAAAGACAAAAATTACATCAAACTCCCTAACATCCGAAAACTCTTTATCCCCGATGAGGGAAAAGAATTCTTCGACATGGACTTGGACCGGGCCGACCTCCAAGTTGTCGTCTGGGAGGCTAATGACTCCGACATGAAAAAAGCCCTGCGTTTGGGCCTCGACATGCACTGTGTTAACGCCTGCGATGTATTCAACATCAAAGGCATCCCTTATGAAGAACTCCAAGAATCCCATCCAAATTACCTCGATCACCGTAGCAAGATTGGGGAAAGTAACCGGGGCAAAACGAAAGCCGGCGTCCACGCTACTAATTACGGTGTGGGTGATCGAAAACTTGCTCAAACCCTGGGAATTACGGTGCATGAAGCTTCGCTATTCCGAGCAAAGTGGTTTGCGGCGCATCCCGGAGTACGCCTCTGGCATACCAGCACTGAGCGAGCAGTCACAACGCAAGGTTATCTCGAAAATAGATTCGGTGCTAGACTCTATAATTTCGGTCGATTCAATCTGCCTGAGTTCCTCGGCTGGCTCCCTCAGTCAACCGTCGCAGGAGTTATCAACCGAGCCCTCGTGAATATCGACAGCGCGCAACTTCGTGGGGAGATTAAAACCGAGCTGCTAATCCAGGTTCATGACTCCCTCGCCGGGCAATACCCGACAGCGAATAGGGATTATGAACTCGCCAAGCTTAAAGAACTCAGTAGCATCATTATCCCTTATGATGACCCACTGATTATCCCCGTTGGCTTTAAAACCTCAACGCAGAGCTGGGGCCACTGTAAATGACAAATCCACAACCTCGTGAACTCCCGGACTGGATTACGGAGTTCATGAATAATACCACCTGGGGGGAAGCGCCATCGTATTTCTACTTTTGGGTAGCGGTGGCGACTATTGGTGCGGCGTTGCGGCGTAGGGTTTGGCTGCCGATGGGGACTTTTACCTGGTATCCAAATCTCTACACGCTGTTAGTAGCCCCTCCGGGTATTGTCCAGAAATCCTCGACCTCTGATCTTGGTATGCGTCTGCTTCGCCAAATCCCCGGAATCCACCAAGGTCCGACTACCCTAACCTGGCAATCTCTCTATGACGCCTTCCTCGAAGTAGGGGATGAGTTCCAAATCTCCCCAACGGAAAACGCAACGCAGTATCCTCTCTATATCAATTCCTCCGAGTTCGGTATTACTCTGAACATGAAAGACATTGATATGGTGAACCAGCTTATCCATATCTGGGACGGATACGAAATGAAAAAACGGACTCGGATGGACGGGGAGTTGTTAATCCCCACCCCGAGCCTGAATATGATCGCCTGCACAACCCCAAGCTGGATTGCGGAGAATGTCCCACAGTACCTAATCGGTGGGGGACTAACCTCCCGGATGCTGTTCGTCTATGGCGAGGAAAAGTCTCGGTATATCGCCTATCCCCAACGGCACATGCCGCCGGATTATGAAGAACGCCAAGCCAAACTTACCCGCGACCTTGAACGAATTTCCCAACTCGTCGGGCCTTTTACCCTGACCGAAGATGCCTACCAATGGGGCACGGAATGGTACGAACACTTCCATAAGGTCGAAGCCCCGAAGCTGGATAAAACTCTCATCGGCGGCTACATCGCGCGGAAGCAAACCCTAGTCCATAAGGTAGCGATGATTCTCGCGGTTTCCCAGGGGAATGATCTGGTGATTACCCGCGCCTTGCTAGAGCGTGCGGTAGCACTAATCACCGAACTCGAAGGGAACATGCCGAAGGTCTACAACAAAATCGGTATGACAGCAGACTCTAACGCCGCCCTCCAAGTTCTAGCCTTCCTCGAACGCTATAACGGCACAGCGGATTTCAATGTCCTCTATCGCTATATGCACCGCTATTACCCCGAGCCAGAGGTATTCGAGAAAATTCTGATGGGTATGATTGAGGCTCAGTACATCACTATCGACCGAGTTAAAAGGACGGTAACGAAGCTATGAAAAACCCAGCATCATACCGACTTATTGCGAAGGCGTATTCTGAGGAATATTGTTGCCTCCGGGGCTATCTTGGTTTATGTCAAGCCAGGGGAGAAACCCCAAAGCAAATGGCGAAATTCATCGGCGTTTCCCCTCATACAATCTGGTATCACTACCGTCGCCTGGAGGCCGGAAAAATCGAATGCCAAAACCAACCCTACTGCCTCATCCCCATCATCGAAGAAATCAAGGCAGAAAAAAACCGGCCCTAAGCCGGTCCCTCTCCGAAAGCCCCGTCATTGGGGCTTTTTCTGTTCTAGCGCCCGGATACGGGTTTCGTGGTCGAGGTAGATTGTACGCTGGGCGTCTAGCAGCTCCCGGGTCGCTCGGACCTCGGCGCTCAGGGTCGCTGCCCACCAGACCAGCCCTACCGTATTCACAAACAACGCAATCCCCACCCCCACCCAAGCACGAATCTCCGCTGTGATCGAAGCCCGTTGCTGTCCCTGCGGCGCCATATTATCCCCTTATCTTAAATGAATTTGAAAGCGCAGGGCATTATTCTGTCCCGCTTTAACGATCTTCGTCCCGCCAATCGGGGAAGATTTTAGCAGCCTCTCTGTCAAAAACCGATCCCGTTGCTGCCGGTAGTAGAGATTGGATGAGCGAATATAGAGAAAGAGAACATCTGAGTTATTAGACTCAACCGATCGCTTCTCATCGAGAGAGAGAAAAAAGGAACTAATCCCGGTGTAGGTTGTGGTTGTGAAGCCGGGGAGAGAGGAATCATACCAGTAGAGTTTGGTATTTGCACCAGATTGGTATACAACATACGGGCGGGCATTTTGATCGAAGCTAAAGCTGAGGGCTGTGATTCCGGTATCGGTGGTGATTACGGTTTGAGGTGTGCCAGTAGTGTAGGGGAAGCAGACGATGTTATTCCCTTGTAGTTCTGCCTGCCAAACCTGATAATTCAGCCCCAGACTCGGGTCACCTACCGCATTCGGCCCAAGGTCATAATCCACCAAATCGCTCGCCCGGGACCAATTATCTGGAGGAAGCAACACCCCCGGAACAACTGTAACCGATAAGGCATTTTGCGGTAAAGCCATTTAATGCCTCGTAAAGAAATGTCTAACAGTCAGTATAAAAGTTTTTGTACTATCTTTGGGTATAGCTGGAGAAAAACTAAGCTGATAAGCGCCTGATCGTGGCTGAATACTCATGGCCCCAATCCCACCGGCTGAGTTACCGTCAGCAACTCCAAGCGATATCGTAATATCGAGATAATAATTACCGTTAGTATAAGTCGCCCATGAATATGCTGTACTAGGGCAAGCCAGCTGCGTCCCACTAGGCGCAGAGGTAACCGCGCCTAGTGTAGAAGTAGACGGATAAGTTGCGGGTTGTGATACATTATTATTGTTAGTATTTAACCCATTCGTTAAGGTCGGTGCAGACCAGAAATTGATATTAGTCACAAGACTAGGCCTAGATACAATAGTATAGCTAGTCCCACTAATAGTCACAGATACTGTATTATCCGCTGTTGGCGGATACGCCCGAAAAATATAGGTAACATTCAGAATTTCTGTGGCAAGGATCGTTAAAGTCGTAGGCGAACCGCCGCTATCTACAATCAAAGCCCGTGAAAAAAGTTGTGTAGTATTCCAACCAATTCCGATTTCTGTTAAATTTCCAGCAGCCACTCCAGCAGCAAATTGGTATACCCGAGTATTTTGATTGTAATAAGGTGATGATCCTTGTACAGTGGTTGTATTAGAGATTCCGGTGCCAGTTGTTGCGATTTTGGTTTGTAAAGCCACATCAGTAATCGCTGGAGTAGCCGATCCAGTTCCAACATGACAAAAGCCATCTGCGGTATTAATAGCCCAGCGATCTAAACCGGCATTCAAAACCAAGTTTTTAAATTCGTGCGTCGATTTTATAGTGCCATCGGCGCGAATAACTTCTAGCTTGAAATAACCAGCGACTTTCGTAGCTTGCTCAATAACAACTTGTTTTGGCATATTCATACCAGACTCCCGCTAATAACAGTTGCCGTAAGATCGCAGCCCTCGAAAGGCCAATCTACGTAATTTATAACAACCCTTGTCAAAACACCCGATTGAACAGTGGCGGTGAGATCGCTTCCCTCAAAGGGCCAGTCTATGTAGTCTACAACCACTCTAGTCACTGCGCCGCTTACTATAGTTGCCGTAAGGTCAGCGCCTTCAAACGGCCAATCGGGATACGTCTGTACCACACTCCGCAACTGCCCGGATAATACAGTTGCAGTATGATCGGAACCTTCCGGGGGCCAATTATCTAGCCTGCCTGAAATAGTGCCCGATGCGCTAAAATCCATCTCATCTGAAAAAACAACAGCGTATGGCTGGGATGTTAAAAGTACATCCGGTAAATATGCCATTAATCGCAGAAAGGTAAACATTACGCGAAATTATTGCCGTAGTTACAAACGATAATCCCGTAGGCAGCGTAATACTGCCCGGCGAAGATATCATATGAGTTCGCGGTCGGGGTCATTGTCGGGGCAGTGCCGCCGATGAATTTAAACATCGAGCCGAAGGTGATGGTTTTGTTTCCAGTCGCAGCCTGTTTCAGCAGGATGTTGATAATCTCCCCATCCCGAAGATTCGTGGGATTGGCGAAATTTACATTATGCGCAAGGAGGATTGTGAAGTGATTGCCAGTCTCCGCGTCGATAGTAACCGTCGTTGCTGAGGTCAATGCAACCGGAGTAACCTGCTGGCCCTTCGTAAACACGTTAGGTCGAGCGAGGTAGGCAATCCCATCCGGGTCAATAATCCCCAAACTCGCCGCTTGCTCGTAGGTTACATACTGACCTGCCGCCGTTGCAGGGGCTGCGCCGGTGTGCTTATAGCCTCCCATTCGCAGGTTCGAGGTAGGAGTATTCTCCCCGTTCTTCGCAAGAGCCTGGGAGATACCGTCGGCAATATCCGTTGTCAGACCATTATACCGAACGGCATCAACGATCGTTCCGTTAATCTCCGGGGAGAACGTCGGGTCAAGGACATACAGCCCTAAGCCATTCCAAGGCATTATTTACCCCCATCCTTATTCTGGTCAACAACGAAGGGGAGAATCCCGCCCTCAGCCATCAGCGCTCGGCGGACGTTCGGATTAAACATCGCGATTTCCTGGATCTTTTTCAGATTCGCAGGATCGGCTAGAAGCTGGGCGATTTCGTGCTGGACCTTTTTCTCACTCGAAGCCGTCAGCATCATATCCGCAGTACGGAAAGGTCGCAGCAGCGCCTGCCGCAACTGCATCATAGGCATTTCCTGCATATTCGCAGGTTGGGAAAAAGGCTGGAGGCGATCAGCTGCTGCAAGAGGCTCCATTGCAGCTTGGGGATTTCCCCCACCAGCGCGAATAAGGGCTTCGAGATTCTGTTGCTTGGGAGAGCCTTCCAGCCCACGAATAGCCGCACCGGGGTTCGTCGTACCGGCCTGAGTCCGATTCTGCATCAGCGCCCGCGCGATTTCGAGGGGATTCGCAGGCTGCTCACCGGTAAAGGCTGGCGTAGCCAGATTCCTCGCCGTGCCCTCAACCGTTTGCGGGCTATTCCCAGCAACAAACCCTTCTAGTTTCGCCACCGGCGTCTGCCCAGCAATCAACGGATTCCGGTCAGCCAACGCACCAATCGGGCCTTGCACTGCGTCAGCCACCGGGCCACGGGAAAATCGCTTAAAATCCGCCATACCCTGCGCAAATGCTGGCGACAAATCCCCGATACCGCTTTCGGCACCTTGAATAGCCCGTGACAGATCGACTCCAGAAATAGCCCGACCATTAGAAAGAACGGCATTGGGGTTCTTCGCAGAGTCTTTCAGACCCTTAAGGGCAAAAGAAGCTTCTTGGGTATTGATAATCGGGCCACCCTTAGCCGAGGTAAGAGCGCGGGCAACTTCCTCAAACGCATCGCGGGCGGTCGGACGATCCTGGGCAGCGGCAAGTTTCCGCAGATCATTCCGAATCAGCCGAACCCCCACCGGTGGCAGCATATCCCCCTGCAATCGATTACCCAGCGCATCCCCACGCAGCCCTTTGAGGTTCTGGATAAATAGATTCGCTGCCCCAGCGGTATCATTCGCCACGGCATTCGCATCCACTGGCGGAGCAACCCGGTTCATGGATTCAAAACCCAGATTCTCCAAATCCGCCGGTCGCCCCTGAGTTTTCAGTCGGAGCGCGTTGTCCGTGTACCCTCCACGAACCTTATTCGCCAGAGCCATAATACCAGAACCAGGCGGAAAGGCTTCAGCAAGAGTCGGCGTAGTAGCCCCAGCGTTCGAGAAGAGTTGGATATTTCGTTCTGCATCTTGGTAATCCTGTGGCGTTAGACCATTCAAGGCGCGCCGAATATCTGCCTTACCCACGGACTGACGAGGGCCAGCAACAAAAGCACCGGTTCCCCCAGCAAGACCACCCAGCAAAGCAGCCACCAGCGGGTTTTCAGGGAGGAATTTGTTTCCAGCTTCAACACCTGCACCCCCTGCACCGCCACCGACGGTCATTCCCAGCAACGAGCGAACCGGCTGCTGTGCGTTAACGATAGGAAACGCCAGGGAACCCCCGACGCCTTGGGTAATGGCTTTTTTATAGCCGGGTTCAAAGCCAGATTCGCGGCCAAGTTGTTCCCAGGCTTGCATACCAGAATCACCGACTGCCTCAACAGCCGGGCCAGCCTCGCTGCCAGGGACTTTTAGCTTCATATCCGGAGCAAGGCCGGTGAGATTACCCAGCCCCGTCAGCAGCTTACTAGGCAGATTCATCGCCATGCCAGCGACTTTTGGGATGAGATTCGCCGTCTGACCAAAACCAGCGGCTAGGTCAGCCCCAACCTTTTTTCCTGTAGAGGCGAGTTTATCCAGCATCCCCTGTTCTTCATCGGGGAGCTGAACAAGAGTGCCATCAGGAAGTTTGACGATTGGCATATTAATTACCTAGCAATTGCCGAAGTTGTTGCTTCTGTGCCGGGGTAAGCTGGTCGATGGTCAGCGGCTGATTAGTCTCCACCGGCGCAGCGGGCGCGTTAGCTGGATTAACCCCAGGGAAACCAGCTGTCGGCTGTTTGATATTGAATTGCGTATTCGGGTCCATCGGCTTGCCGGTAACCGGATCGATAAACGTACTCAAATCACCACCGATGTTTTTATAATTCCGAGCCGTTTCAGCTTGAAAGGCAGCTGGCCCGATTAGAGATTTCGGCATTTCAAAGCCAGAACCTGCCCCACGGAATAGATCAGCAGCGTAAGGGGTTTTAAGATTACCCGATTGCTCCGCCAAGTAGTTGTTATAGCCGCCCAAAGATTTCAACGCCATTGCATGATTAAACGCAATAGCCTTCGTCAAAGCGGTTGGATCGGAGTTGATATTACCAAGAATTCCCTCAAGTACCTTAATATCCGTTCCAGTAACAGGTGCCAGTTTCCGGGCGTTATTCAACAACTCATTCCCCAGCGCTTGCTGAAGTTGCGTGGTCGGAGCATTTTCCGGCACATTAACCCCGAATGCTTGTAGCGCCGAACGAATACCTTGCTTGACACCTTCCGCACCACCGGCCTTTGCGCCAGATTCCAGTGCGTCCACTGCCCTAGAATTAGCTGCAAGAGTATCCCGAGCAATTTCCGCAGAACCTTGCCGACCTTTTAGGTCAGTTTTAAGCATATCCAGCGCAGTATTCGCTTCATTTCCTGGGAGATTAACATTAACTCCCTTCGGGGGGAAATGAATCCCAGGCTGGCCCTTACGGTCCCGAGTTTCGATATACTGTGTTCCATCCGGCAGAGTCTTAACCGCAGGAGTATTCGGTTCCGGAAGCTTGTAGGCCCCAGGCATCTGTCCCGACTGTGCAATCTGATACGCCGTCGCAGGGTCAGCGTCCTTCAAGGCATTAGAGCCGAGCTCCAGACGTTTTTGCTGTGTGTCGTATAAAGTCTTTGCCAGTTGCTTCGCAATAGGAAACTTCGACGCTTGGCCTGCTTTAATTTGCTCATCGACCGTTGGAAGATTTTGGATTCGCTGTGTTTCCGCAATTTGATCTGCCTCGAAAGCTTTTTTAGCGGCTGAACCCTCTTCCTGAGCTTTACCGGCCATGTAAGCCGTGCCGATTTGGGTGCCAGCGTTTGCTAGCCAAGCTAGGGGAGAAGTTTTCGACGCAATTCGACCTTGGCTCTGAGCACCCTTAAAACCCATCGCCTGCTGTTGCAGCATCTGAGCAAGCTGGCGTTTCCGCTCCGCAGCGTCAATTTGCTCTTGGTACTCTTGCGGAAAAATTTGGTCAGCCATTTAGCAACTCCTGGGCTTTTGCAAGCTTTTCCTTCAAAACCCCATGAACAGTGATTATTTCTTGATACGCACTAGGCGCAAGTCTTTCAAGTTCCGCCACACGGCGACCATTATCAGCGGTATAAGCAGTACAATTAACACAGTCCAGGCTAGCATGAAGCCCACGCCTATACGAATCGGGAATATCACTTCCAAGAAATTCGACCACATCCTCATCAGTCCAATCTTCGATGGGATGGAAGTATTCAAAGCCTCCAATTTTCGTGCCAGAGACTGCCGGAGATTTGAGAACATCTGAGGCTTTCTGGCCGCGAATCACGCCAGTTATTTCTAGAGCTTTTAGGAAGCCAGTCAGCGGCTGCCAAAAATTGGCAGAGCAGCAGGCTGTAAAAGGGACGAACATAATCGGCTCAAGGAGAACCTGCACAGGGACAACATCAGCGGGATAGCCATTCTTCCGAATAAACTCCGGCTGATTTCCGTTGACAATGTGGAAATGAGGGATATCCTTGGAAATCCGGTTCATATATTCCACAGTTTCAGGGTAAGGATTCCCTTGATTTACCCACACCACCAGAATCCGATGAAGATACGACCGCAGCATTTTCAGACAAGCAGCCGAATCCTTCCCTGCTGAAAGCATCAGGACGGTTTTCGGATTCCGGTCAAGAAAGTCATTGATATTCATTAATATGCCGCCGCAGCTGCCGCCGCTGCCTGAGCCAAAGCTGTCCAAGTCGCATTCTTAGAACCAACATCGGCGTTATATGTGTCAATCTGGCCTTGATACGCTTGGTTATATGGGCCAATAACATCCGTGTTCGCCATATTCGGGGTAGCCGCTTGACCATTCCCAGTCGGAGTCTGCACCTGAGTACCCGTGCGCAGAGCGTTAAGCTCATTCAGCGGCTGGGCACGTTGTTGCAGAATCTCAGCGATGGATTGCGTCCGAGCGTTATTCTGGAAGTTACCAGCAGCCTGTTCCCGACCTTGTTCGCTGTTAGCGAGGGTATTAGCCGTTTGGCTGCCTTGCAGCGCGGCGGCGATTTGGGCTTGGATGCCAGAAAGGCTAGAGCCAAACTGCCCTTGCCCAATACTCGCACCAAGGGTTGTCGCCCGATCCCGCGCATCAGCATATGAACGGGCATTCGTATCCATGAAATTCTGCATGGCTTGCTGATAACCCGGAGTGCCTGGGACGAAGCCTTGTTCGCTCAACCGAGCTTCTAGCGCGGATTGGTTTTGCTTGACCTGCGGATCAAGATAGCGCGCGGTTTGGCGATATTGCGCATCAGCCGCATCTTGAGCAAACTGCTTCGGATCAAGGCCACCAATAGCCGAACGATAACCAGCAAGGTCATTCGTCAGGGATTCAGCATTCGCACCCTGCGGCAGATTCGGGTTAGCCAAACCTTTCACAAGGCCGGGAACGCCAGAATAATCCACATTCTGCGAAAGGGTAGGAGCGAGACGATCTGTGGCGGTTTGGAGTAACCCAGCCTGACCCAACTGACTCTTGGTATTCGCGTCATACAGCTGTTGCTGTTCCGGCGAAAGGGCAGTCGTCTGCGTCCAGGTATCCATACCCGGCTGCGTAGTATCTTTGTAAAAAGCCTGCCGGCCTTCATCCCGACCATATCGAGCATAATGCTCCATAGCCGAAAGCCCTGAAGCTGCAACGTCTGGATTAGCGGCCATATACGCCGCATCATCAAACGCTGCACCATTCAAGGCAGTGCCTTTTACAGTCTGTTCAGCTCCAGGGATTTTTGACCAAGAAACAGTCCCCGTTGGGGATACTTGGTTAATCCGACTCGCATTAGTTGCGTAATCGAAGGTATCCTTATTCGCCTGCGTTTGCAGGGGGATGATCTTCTCCGGATTCGGTGCTGCTGGTGCGTCCGAACTCTTGCCCATTTATGCGACTCCATATTTTGCAGTTTCGCGGGAACAGCGCGAAGATGAGCAAGTTCCCGTTAATATCTGCATCCTGAAGTGTCGCTTCGGGATTCGCGCCTAATTCGCGCACAAGGTTTATTGAGGGTATGTTACCCTCGGCGATGATGAAAGTCAATCGGCGCAGTTTAAGCTGGCCGAAAGCGTACCGAAGTGAGGCTTTCAGGAGAGAGACTGGAAAAACACCGCTAGTAATAGCGATATTGACATAGCAGTGGACGCCATTAGTGCTATGAAAAACCACCCCTGCGGCGAGTTTACCTTGATCGTCGGCGTATCCAAGGGCTGTACAGGAATTTCGTGGGGCATGGCCACCGCCTTTCGTGTTAACCCAGTCATTAATAAGCTCAGGACAGTCCCAGATAATCATTAGAATTTCCCACCGACGTTGAAGGCAAGGTCCGAGCCATAATAAAAGATTCTAGAGGAATTTGTGACGACTTTGAAGTAGATGGCTTTCCAGAGGGAGTATTCGTCGCCGGTAGAAACCCAATCTTGGGTGATACCAATATCCCCACCCCAGATGGCTTCGCCAAACAAACCAGAACCCCAATCTGAAGGGGTAGATTCAGGATGAGGGGTAATTTGGGAGAGTTCTTTCGGGTTAACGAAGTTGCAGGAGATTCCCAGGCTGTAGGTAAAGCCACCGTTGGAGTTTAGAAACGGGCGGACAATTTCGATTTTTTTATTAGTGTTGTAGCCGAGGCGGCTAGAAGCTTGAATGAACTTCCCGGTGATATTTGCACCATTGTCATTGAAGCCGTTAACGCGGTAGACTCCGTTATTCGTGGAAAAATACATTTCATTCGCCACACGGGCGAAGTAGAGAGCTTCCCAGCCAGAGAATAGCGTCCAAGCACCGGTCTGCGCGTGCATTACTGCCTGCTTCCGCACAGGGGTGGAGGGGATATTCACCATCAGATAGGGCACGGCTGGATTGGAGATAATCTGCCAACCCTGATTCACCCGGAACGACTGCGCTGCCCGGGTTAGGACAGGTTTAATATCCCCCGTCACTGCTTTCTGCCGGTCGATGGCCGTTGACTGAATTGCGCTGGAGAGGGGAAAAACACCATTTTCCGTCAGCACCAGCAAGTCACCACCGTATTTGAACATCGGGGTTTCCCCCAACGGACGGCCGATGAAATAGACGCCTTTCAGCGACCACGTTGCTGGGTCTGCGCCTGAATAGATAACGACTTCGCCTTTGTTCGATACCGCCGCAAGCGAATCTTCCGGGCCGACGCCGCCGTCAACCGTCCATGTCCCGAGCGCGACAATGTATCCCCCAAGCCTAAACAGTGCGCCGAGGGGATAATTAGTTGCGGTTCCGCTAATGGAATTCGCAGCGAGGTACTCAATTTCAAGGGAGTTTCGCTTGACAAAAAATAGTCTTTGGCGGTAAGTTTCAACGTAGGAATAAATACTTGTAGCAGTCCCCCCGAAAGTCGGGACGGAAGTCCAGGAAGTGCCGTCATATTGCTTCAGGGTATCTGTGCCGTTTACCAGCATCAGATAATTCCCCGCTCCAGTTGCGATGGATGAAGAGATTGTCTTGCCGTTGGTCAGGGCCATCGACACAGCCGGCATAGTACCGGCGATTGTGCAGTCATAAATCCCGTTAACAGTCGTTCCCCAGAGGCTTTCCCCGCCGTTTGTCGCTGCATGCACATGCAGACGCTCGACAGGCTGGGTAAAATCCGTCACATGCGCGGTATTCCCATCACGCATCACCAACCCATCAGGCTGAGGGAAGAAATTCTCCATTAACAACGCGCGCTTTTCCCCCATTTGCATAATAGAGGAAACAGCATCAAGCCCCTGAACTGGGGCTGGAAGATTGTAGGACTTATTCGATAGCCTACCACGAGGGGCTTTAAACATTCCACGACCCCGCTGGGATAACGATGCCAGGACGCGGAGCCAGGGGAACACCGCCCAGAGATAGAGTAGGACCGCCTTCGGTCATGATATTATCCGCAAGATTCCCCATGTAATCGTTGTAGATATCCTCCCAACCAGCTTCACCCTTTTGCCGACGCCATTTGTATTCGAGGCATTTGGCAACGACGATATCAGGGAAAAGGAGGGAATCGTCATCTTGGTCAATGCGCTCTTTAGTAGTAACGCCATCAACGGCTAGAACGCCGTATTTTGTGCGGTACAAAACCGATAGTGTTTCCCCTGCAGTTAGCGCAGGGGTGATATAGAGATGCCCGTTAGAAATCCAAAATTGAAATTCCGGCCCAGCAGCCGGAAGATTCCTCAGAGCTTGATGCTCGATATCGGTAATCGGCCCGTAAATCCGATTAACGCGGGTGTCATTCCACATGGTATCTGCCACGAGAGAATGATAACCCGCGCCAAAGATCGTCAGGATTTTCCCTTGATCCTCAACCGCAGTCGAGACGAAGGTTTTGAGTAACTTCTGGGTTTGCCAGTTATACTCGCTCAAATCCCGGACGACTTCGTACATCAGCGCCTTTAGCTGCCTAGTCCCTTTGTCCGTGGAGCCAATAATCCCCGATGGAGTCGGCAACCCCATTTTCTCGGTGAAATCTTGCACAATCGTCAGGACAGTGGTGACCATATTAACCTCTTAGATAGGGACAGTTTTAGGGCGTTCAGCCCGATCTGGCTGCGGGAGTTGCTTCCGCAATTCGTCCAGTTCCTTGGCTTGATTTTTCGCAAGCTCAACCAGCTGAGCGATTTGAACATTCTGCGCTGCGACTTGTTCGGCGACTTTGCCAGTATCCTTCGCAGCGAGAAGCCAAGCCTTAGCCTTTTGCTTCAGAGCAACAGCACCCATACCGATAGTCGGCAGGTCAGAATCCGGCAGATCAGCCAAATCCTCGACAGTGCGAATGCCGTTCTTCAGCAAATCCTTCAGCGCAGCGGGGTTGATAACCGGCCATGTCTTCAGCGGAGTGCCGGTAGTCGGTAGTTCTTCGCCTTCGAGGAAAGCTTTATACAGCGCAGAAAAATGAGTCGCCCATTCTTGGGGGATTTCCTGCTTTCGGGCCTTCAGTTTCATTTCCTCCAGCCAAGGACCGGCTTCCTTGTGCAGATCATCCTTCGAGCCAGGGCGCGTGATAATCGCGAAGTCCACATCCATCGAGGAATATTGACCACTTTCGAGGCTCTTGCTACGATCCTCGACCGCACGGCGCTCAAAAGTTACATACGGAGGGCGATTGTTGTCCACAGTCGACATGAGAAATCCTTGGGGTATTTATCAAGAAAGAAAAGGGGGAGAGTTTCCCCTCCCCCGGGTCAGATTAGGTAATCTGGCCTTGGAACACCGGACGGTCGATCTGGCAGATACCATAACCGGTATTCGTCAGAGTAACCGTGACAGTACCGGAGGCGGTTGCAACAACCGGCGTGCCGATGGCGGAGCCGATAATCACATCCGTACCGTTCGTGTCAATCGAGGAAATAACCGAGCTGGCGGGAACGCCAGTACCGGAAATCGCCTGACCCACATACATACCTGCGACCGAGGGGAAACGAACCTTCGAGGAACCAGTACGGGTAGTACCGGCTCGGGTGAAAGTCGAAGCGCCAGCGATCAGGCAGCGAGCATTCAGAATCTGAACACCTGCGGCAGCGGTGGGGGTGGCTTTACCAGCCGTACCACCATAAACGTTACCGGTCGTTGCCGCGACGGAATACTGGACCGGGCACACGCCTGCGCGGAGTACCCAACCATACTGTTCCGTCGTGCTGCCAATTTGGAAATTGGTCAGCGTGACATAAACCGGGCGGCCGGTATTGGCCTCAGAGGCAGCCGTGGCGCTGATACGGAAGTTCTTATCCAGAACCACAATCGTACCAGGGGTGATAACGGCAGCGCCGTTACTCGACACGTACATGACTTCGCAAGCGCCCCAATTGGCGACGTTTGCAGTAGTGTCATAATCCGTGCCCACAGCCCCGAACGGGGTGCCCAGAGCCATTTCCTTAACGTCGTCAGACAACGAAAAGTCCAGCAGCTTCGGGCCGACAGCATCAACAATAGCGAGACGCATGATGTAACTCCTATTAAGCCTTCACGATACCCTGGAGGGCACGATTCGAGCAGACCATATTGCCCATCCACAGGATCGGCACAATGACGGCATCTTGGTTATAAGGCTTGGCCTCATCCATGACAGTCATATTAGCTTCCGAGTGGGTCACCATTTCGATGTAGTTCGTGTTAAGGAAATACATCCGGGAAGCCGCCATACCGGAAACGCCGTCGAAGATCACGGGGATGCCGTGATATTGCAGCGACATGAAACCGGCATTTGCGGAATCCTGATCGACGTAGCGCTTGTTGGAGACAAGGCCACCCTCGAAGAATTGGTAATAGTCATTCGAGGCAACGATCAGATCGGGCTTGTCGTTATTACGAGTCAGCTCGATCAACAGCGGGAGCATCAGAGACTCCATCACGCCTTGGGTAGCGGAGGGAACAATCGCGCCGCCACCCTGGATCGGGGCCGCTGCGGACTGAACCTTATTCTGCCAGAAAGCCCAAGTACCGGCATTGATGCCGCCGACAGTGTTGGTCGGAGTATCAGCCACCAGCTTTTGCAGACCGTCGATTTGGTTGGTCAGCGAACCGTCCGCATACATATCCGCCGAGAAGTTATTCCCGAAGGTGTTGATAGCGTTCTTGATTCGAGACTTCGCCAGATTCGCCAGACGCTGCGGGCCGGCATTCACGCGGAGTTCATAGCCGCTGGAAACGACGTTGATCGCGATTTGGCGCCAGTTAAATTCCGCAGCCGTGAACACGTCACTTTGCGAAACGTTCAGAACGTCAAAACCGGAGTATCGCTGGTAAGTGCCGTTAGCAGCGTATTCCAGCGGCTGAACGATACTATAACCACCCGACTCCGAGCGAGTCTTGCCCTTTTTCGCCATCTTGCGATAGAGAGCATTGTGATTCGAGAAGTTGTCCGTGATTTCCTTGGAGTGATTCCGGAAAGTCGTGGAAACAATCTCGGTGAAGATTGCATTCGGGGAAGCCATAAAGGACTCCTATTAGTGCTTGTAATGAGCAGAAACAATGGCGTCGATGGTATCGTCGATAGTACCAGACTTCGGGGTGCGTCGGTTGGTAGAATCCACGGTATCGACATTTACGAATTGACCTTTTTTGTCCCGCTGTACCGAAGGCTTATTAACCGCTTGCTGTTTGGCAAGGATTTTAGCACGAACCGTCGGATTGGCATAACAAGCAAGTTCATAGGCGCTAGCGAGGTCAGGCGCAGCACCCGTTTGGAGAAGGTGAAGGATGTTGTCCTCAACTTCGGAATAGAATTCATTTTTCGGATCGGTGGCGAATGCTTCGACAGTTTTTAGCTGTGCGGCAACGCCATCATCGTAGGCTTTTTGCTGATTCGCAGTGAAACCGGCTTTGAGGTCGTTGACCGTCTTGCGGAGCTGGTTCAGTTCGGCGATTAGCGCAGGGTCCGGTCCAGCGGGTTGGCTGCCATCAGCCGGAGCAGAAGACGCATCCAGGCTAATACCGTAATCCCGGAGGAGATTCTTCACCATCTGCTGTTTCTGATACACCGGAACATCCGGGCTCAGGAATTGCAGGTGGGTATTCATCAGACCCTGAAGCAGCTGAACGGGGTTAACGTCAGGGTGCTGCTGGAGAAGAGGGGCGAAAGGCTGAATCAGATTTCCCCATTGCTGGGCCCCTTGGCTGTATTGCTGAATCCCGCGCATCATATCGGCTTCGCGGGCGTAGACATACTCATGCAAAGCAGGATCGGCTTTTTCCCATAGCGGGGCCATATCCTTTTTCCAAGACTTCGGAAGGGGCTTTACTTGGGAATTCTGGCCAGGGACAATTTCCCCTTCGGGCTTCGACTCAGGCGGCGTTTCAGCAGCGGCGACGGGCTTTACCTCGCCATTTTCCCCATCCCCCGGGGTTTCTTGCACTTCCGGGGTATTCGAGAACAGGCTATCGCCAATTTCACCAGCAACATCAGCGGCGAAAGTATCCGGGTAACTCGATTCTTCTTCAGGGAACGGCATGTTTAGCTTTCGATTAGACCTTTATTAACTAATTGGGTAACCGTCGCATCGACGGCAGCAGCTACAGGGGCAAAATCTTTCTCGGCTTTCTCAGCCTTATTCCGGGCAATATCTTGTTCTAGGCCAGGTTCGTGAAGAATAGCGCCTGAGCGCTTTAGGTCTTCTCGCTGTTGCTCTCGGGTTTCGATGTATTTACCGGTGCCAGGGGAAATGTAGGCTTCAATCCCCCGCATAACAGCAGGGGCGCACATTACCCGTTCGTAGGTTCCGCTGCAAGAGCAAACGGGAAGATTATCATATTCCGACATTTTGCGGAATATATCATCGGTCTTCCCGCAGGCTTTGCACTTAATCCGATACACTGGCACTTTTTGGTTCCTTAGCCGGGAGTTTAGTGCGTTGTTGCTGTAAGCGCAAGGTCGCCGCTTGAATGTCAAGGCCAAGTTTTTGTTTGTCGGCCTCGATTTTAGCAATTTCGTACTCAGTTTTAGCTTTGAGGATAGCGGTTTTTGCAGCGATTTCCTGCATTTTGTACTGAGCTTCGGCAGCGGCTGCTTGCTGTTCTTCGGGAGTCGGGCCTTTATTCTCCGGTGGGGGAGTCGGTGGAGGCTCGATTTTCCCGATAACATCAGCAACGTCAACACCGAATTTGAAGCGTTGGCAAACGGCCATAAGGATGGCTTTAGCGGCCTCAAGGCCAGAGGGGCCAATGCTAGATAGCCCCTGCAACCCCGGGAGAAGCTGGCCCATCGCCGCCATAAATTCCGAAACTTCAGCCTTATCCTGGGCAGTATCCAAATCTACCGTCGAAGAGGTTTGGATATTGATGGTATAAGTCCGATTCATGTCGGATTTAATACGCCCCAGCACCTGTTCAATCGAGGGAGATTGCAGAAGCTCGATTTGCTTCGGATCGGGCTTCGGAGGGGGAGTACCCGGCGGCAACGTAGCAAGCTGCTGCTGCATCTGCATTTTCGCCTGAGCCTTTTCCTGCTCAGTCGGAATTGCCATTTGAGCAATCTCCAACCACCGCTGCGGCGGAACATGATCGGCAGAACAATCAATGGTCATGCGGAAAAGATCGCGGGCATAATCCGCCACGATCTTTTGCATCCTGCGGAGACGAACCGTTCCCCATTTATTCTTCAGGTCTTGGGCAGTAGCCGTTTCCGAGGCGACAGAGGAACCCCGAATAATATCACTAATACCGGTCAGTTCGTAGATTACCTGTTTCGTCGCTTCTCGGGCTTTATAGAGTTCCTGAGCAACGGTGATTAGCTTTTCAATGGGGAGCAGCCAGATATGCTTATCGAAACCACCAGATTGAGCAAGCAGCCCCGCTTCCTCGGCTTTAATGAGCTTGTTATCGCTATCATCATCGGTGAGAAGTTTGGCAAGGTCATCCCCGAGCAGGCCGTTATACGCACCACGGACCTTAATCGCTGCGATAACCTTCTGCAACCGGACAGAAACGCGGTTCAGCTCTTCGGCTTGGTTGCGATAATACGCATACAGCGGCACAGGCTGGAGTTTTCCAGGCTTCATCGTCAGCAGCAACGGGCCAGGAGTCGGGAAAAAGTTTTCCAGACCCAGCGGATCATCGGCGCTTTTGATTAGCTTTTTCGACCACTCTTCGCAGAGGAAATAGACTTTTCCCGAAGCTTTATCCCAGACTTCGTAGACGCAGCAATCGTCTTTATCGTCTTCAGCTTCGCTGGAGGGGGTGTATTCCGACTGTTGCTCCAAGGGAATATCAAACTGCTTAAACAACTGATCCCGCTTCATCGGATGGACGAAAGCCGCCCAGGGGACTTTTGACCAACGAGAGGCCTTTCCCCAAACTAGGGTTTTGAAGTGCCCTGATTCGTAAGTAATCGGAAAAGACCGGTCTTCGATATAGCGGATTCGAACATAGCCCAAACCCGGAACAAGGGAAGATAGAACACAATCCTGCATGGCGTTATCGAAGCAATCCCCGCCCGGAGAGGCCGGGTCAGCGCCGACTGTTAGATATTTCTCGATAAGCTGCGGAAGGGGTTTTACGTTCTGCTCACGGAAACGACTGCGAACGTCCGGCTTCGGGGTTGAGCTATACAGACTCGGCAGCAATACCTCAGTATTGGAGTAGAGAATGTTATACGGAATCTCAGCCGTAGGAGCGACCTTCGCATCCCCACCGTAGATTTCAGAAATACTCTCCGCTTCCTTCCACCAGCCTTTGGTGAATTCCTGCTCCCGCTCTTTTACCGCGTCGAGCAGTTTCAGGGCGTAGATAGTCGCTTCCGCAACGCGCTGGGCGTCATCGGGCTCTTGTGCTTCCGGTTTAATACCGACTTCTTCCGCTGGCATTTCGTTCCATCCTACGTTGGATTAATTCGTTGATCGTTGGCAGTGCGCGGGCGTTTTGGAGGTTTAGGTTATTGGGTTTTCGCTCCACCCGCATGTAAGGCCGGGACATAATCGCATATCGCGTTTCGTCCCCGGCATGGTCTTCTGCATCGGTATCGAGGTCTTCAGCGTTTTTCTCGTCATGCTGAAGATATGGCAGAGTTCTGATGGTATTCTCGCAGGACTCATGGAAGATGAGAAGGGTTGAAGTTAGATCGTCACCAGCGGCTAGGCGCTTACGCATTTGTTCCCAGCCAGGTTGACGGGCATTATCCCCTCTGAACCAAGAGCACCCTTCAACAAGCATCATTTCAGCGATTGAGGGGCCGCCGTTATTAGCGAAGATCGAGGGGTCAGCCACACCGTAGGAGGGTTTTAGATCAACCTCACGCTTGAGAATACCTTGCCCTACCATATTCGCCGACATTTTTAGTCCGACATTGGGTTTGCCTGTCCAACCGTACCATTCTTGGTATTTGATAATCGCATGCTTCGCGAAACCAAAGGTGCCGTCAGAAACCGCATACCAACCCACGCTGAAGGGTTTAGCCGAACCCCAGTCTAGGGCGCGGAATCGGGTAATATGCGGAGGTAGGATCAGGCGACCGCGGTAGATATGCTTATTCTCATCGAACTCGGAGAAGAATGTGCCATCAACGCCGTCCCAATTGCCCTCAAGCCAGGCTTTAACGAGGGTTTCAGAACCCGTCTGGCGCAAGCGGAGGATATACGTCGGATCGTTCTCAAGCAGCTTTGGATTATCCTGCAAACGAGCAGGAATAAACACCCGCTCAATTGCCGCCATTGTGAGGGTGCCGTCAGGCATAACGACTTCTTCTTCCTCACGAATAACTTGGTAGCCTTTCGGATTCGGGTTGATATAGCGATCCTTCACCCAATGATGCCCAGGACCGCCAGGGTTTCCGGTCAGGCGCATTCCGCAGGGAACACCCGCAGCCGAGCGAAGAGTGCCCTTCAGCATGTTAATAGGATCGGGAAAAGGGAAATTCGTCACTTCCTCGACATAAATCCGGGTATATTCGTGGCCCTGGTATTCTTCAGCATCCTCATTCGACTCAAGATAGGCGAATTTTAGAATAGCCCCGTTCGGCATGTGGAGTTCTTTTTTCTGCTCAAACCACTTTGCGCCGACTTTTGCGCCATAGCGCTTGAAACGCTTGATAACGTCGATAAGCTGAGTTAGTTTCCGACGGACAAAGAGGCCAGAGGCCATTTCCCCATACTGTCCGGCGTGGGAAAACCAATCACCAATAGATGCTTCAGTTTTCCCGCCTCCCCGCGCACCACCATAGAATACCTCAAAAATCGGGCATGTTACGAGGTCGGTTTGAGGCCCAGGCTGCGGCTCCCAAATAACGGTCGGGGAAAGACTCATGATTTTTGCAAAATAAACACACCAGGAAAAGCCTCGACTGGGAGGGGGAAATCGGGGATTATGCTTAGACGCTCAACGGGAATGGGGTAGAAGAGGTAAAAACTCTTCGCCGCGAATTCGTCAATTATTTCAAAGGACGGAGAATCGTAGAAAAAGGATTCGTTAAACGCCTCGGAACCTTCAAAGAGGTCGTTTATTAGCAGCATGCCGCCGGGGAGAAGGCAGCGATTAGCGACGGCAAGAGCTTGTTTCGGATCGACATGGCCCAGGACATAGGCAAGGATGACGCAGTTATATTCTGGGTAAGCCTCGAACTCCTGGAGGTCTTGGCAGACTCTTTCCCCTTCGCAAAGGCAAAGATTGAGCTGTTCGCGGGAGTTATTCACCAAGGTAAACTGAAGATCAGGCCGGAGCTTTTTCCAATGAGCCTCCATCCCGCCAACCCCGCAACCAAGGGAAAGAACTTTGGCATTTTCCGGAAGATTCAGCGCGTCCAGAAGAATCTTTGCATGCTCGGCTTCGGATTCTCCGTATTGGTAAATCTGAAGCGTCGTTTTCCCCTGGGCCATGAGCATTTTTGTGGTTAGCTCAACAAGGCTCGGATCGGAATAAAGAGGGTGGTTTTTCATAGATGGAGGGAAATTGGGAAGTTAAGGCGATTACCCTTTTTCGCGCCACCGACAACGGGGGCATAGGCTCCGCCGCCGGTATTGGAGAGGGTTACTACGGAAAGAGAGCCGCCGGCTGAGACGTTTCTAACTCCAGAGGCGCCGCCGCCAGTGCGGGATAAGGTCACAGTGTAGGTTGAGCCGCCTGCGGAAGCACTACCAGAGGCAGAAGCCCCACCGCCAGAACGAGACAAGGTGACAGTATAAAGCGAACCGCCACCAGAAACATTGCTAATACCCGAAGCACCCCCACCTGTCCGGCTGAGAGTAACGGTAGAGGTAGACCCACCAGCAGACGCACCACTAGAACCACCGGCAAGAGTTACAAGATGCTTTGCGTTCTGGAAAATTTGGTAGGGATTGTCGCTATGTTGGCGAATTTCATCATCGCTAAGAGCCCGATTCCATGCACGGGCAAAAGCCACCCGGCCTTTATGCGAAGCAGTGGAAGAATTACCTGCGGAACCCACCGCAGTATAACGGGAAGGACTTTGGAGGATATTAAGAGCAGCACTAGCCGTTGTCTGACCTACTTGCACCTTATCGCGGAAAAGGGTAAGAACTACTCCTTGCCTTCGCCCGGTCCAGGTATGAAACTGTCCATCAAGAATCGAGGTAACCTCAATGCTGTCCGCGCCAGAACCAGAATTAGGGTAGGTAAAAAAGGTAAAACTACCCGACTGATCCCCACCGCCTGCGGAGCCATTGGCGAAAAAAGCGACTTGGGTAAAAGGGGAACCTCCGGCATCATTCTTCTGAGCGAAGATATGTTCAAGAGTACCAGCTGAAAAATCCTGGCTTCGGACGGAGATTGTAAAATCCCCAGTTCCCGAGCCATTACTGGTTGTGATAAACTGCTGCGGCCATTCAGTGTTGATTTGCCCAGTAAAGTTTGAGCCAATTCGCTCATTAGGGCCGGAAATAACCTGGGTATTGACCGTTGAAGCAGGAATCCCCGAAATAAACTCCCTCCGATGGGCGAACGCCTCCCACATGAAACAGAGCCCTTTGATTAAAGAGTTGTTTCGATCCAGGCCAACGGCTTGTTGGGGTTGCCGCCAACGCTTCGGAGCCCAATGAGCGGGTTTAATCGCCATGATTAGGTGTAGTAGAACTCGCGATAAGTTGCGGTTACAGTAGCGCCGAGAGTTACGCCGGTGTCATTTACCAGAACGATACCCCATTTCGCAGGGATACAGCCGAAGGCACCGGTAATCTCGAAGACTTGGCGAACAGTAACAGCGACAGCACCTTGATTCATTTGGAGAGTGCCGATATAGGTAAGATTCGTCGGATTGCCGATTGCAGTCAGGGCTTTATCCGTACCATCGACGTTATCCGTGGTGGAGCTATTGCCGCTGTAGTTTGTGCCATCCTCAGATTTATAGCCATAGACAATAACCTGCTTATTACCCGTTGGGGCACTGGAGGTAGTGAGGACATTTACCGTCAGCTCAATACCCGCAGTGTTGTTTGTTGTGGCGGTAGTAACGGCCGCAGAGGACCGATTCGATCCCGCAGTCAGGGAACCTGCGGTAATCGTGATGGAGGTTGATGTACCGAAGGCTAGTGCCATGATTAAGACCCCAAGGCAGTGATGATATCAGAGTTAGTGATGAAACCCTCGACGACGGCAATACCGGGATTCAGGGAATCGGCCTGGCCTGCGACATAGATGGCTTCACCTTTTCGTGCAAAACGTTTACCGACGGAGAGAATATGTGCGGCTTGCTGATTCTGCGCGGCTGAACCGGTGAAGATAGCGGTGATACCAGCCCGGAGATTCGGCAAGGACATATTCGCAACATCGCCCATGAACATTTGGGTCCAGGCATTCTGCTCTGTAACCGATTGCTGTTTATAAGTCGTCCAATTCCAGGTAGTACCCTCGGTGGAAGTCGTGTGATAGATTTCCGCACGGGTAACGGAGGTTTTCCAGATTACCTTCTGACTGAGGGTATTGTAGAAATCGGCCATGACCCCAATTTCCCCGACAGTCCGAGCAGCAACGAAGGCCGGATCGGTTTCGGAGTTAATGGCGGTCTTGAGAATCGTAAAATGTGCGGGATTGGTGAGCATGGAGAATCCTTACGGATTGGCGTAGCGAACGGTGGAGGCGTTGACGACGAAATTACCGGCGACGGAAGAGACGTCAGAGCCGAAATCGTCGAAATAGACAAGCTCGTCAGCGGAAGAAGCGCCACCACGGCGTTTGTAATAAGCGCAGCCTCGGGCGGTAATGGTGGCGGTTGTGAGGGTGAAACCACCGAGGATTAGCTCTTGGCGGTTATTCACTGTATCGTAGGCAGAAACCGTTACCGTAGTAACAGCACCGCCGGCGGTATAACCAGTGCCCGAAACCTCATTCGTTACATCATTCCGGAAATCGTGAGTGTCGAAGTCAGGGGTATAACCCGAAGTGACCAGCATCCCGTAGAAAGTATCGGTATCAAAGTCGATATTCCCCTTCAGGGAATTATTCAACATCGCACCATAGACGCCTGAAGCCATGATTTTTCCTTAGCGGGGGTTATTAATGAGATAAGTGACCCGTTGCTGGATTACCCGGCGCTTTTCCCGGATTTTGTCGATTTCCATGCCGAGGGCGATGTTTTCCGAGGTCAGACGATGGAGTTCTTGCATATCGGCCTCGTGCGGATCTGGGTCGATAGAGGCAGGATCGACAACAAGCGGAATTTCCGCAGAGGCAGCGACTTGTTTCGGGAAACTTTTGAAAAAATCCTTAATTTTCTGGGGAAACATAGACGACTCCTGTTCCAGCGGGGGTAATGAAGGCGATTTTATTACCGATGGCGATGGGGCCAGCTCGGTACATTAGACCAGAGGGGATGAATTGGTCCGTTCCGTCAGCAACTGCGGTGGGGTTTGGCCCCTGGCGGCAAAAGCAATCGACGGTGGAATACACATTCACGTAGACCGGGGCCGGGGCAGTAAAGGCGGCGGATTGAGTATTACCCGTGCCGATAGTCAGCTTCAGGCAATTACCCCCAGTCGAAATCGGAATGAGGTTGGAGATTGGATAAGCCATGAGATTTTCCTAGGATTAGGGCTTAACCCCGGGGTACTTCTTCGACTAAAGGAACAGCCCCCCGGGGGTCGGAGCGATTAGCGAGCCATTGCTGGGCGTTTTGGGCCGGGGCCGGGATTTGCATTACGTAGAGGTTCGTCTGTGGGGCCGGGGTCTGGGAAGCCTTTGGCGCGACGGCGAGTTTCGCGATAGAAACAAGATCGGCGGTTTTAATTGCGCCAGAGGTAGGGGAATCCAGGCGCTCGATAATCCGGTCCATAGCGCGGGAGGCTGCGCCGTCAACTTTCTCTTGGATCGTTGCCCGCATTACCGGATCGACGATTTCCGCCTTTCGTTCTTGCAGCCGTTCCTGGAAAGCATCGGAATTCACGCAAATCGAAACCCAAGCCGCAGAAAAGCCAAAAATCCTCCCCAGCTCATTCTGGGAAATAGCGGGATTCAGCAAAATCTCGTCAATCATCGCGTCATGGGTATAACGCACCTTCGCAATTTCCGGCATATCGGCCTCCTACCCCCGAACTCTAGCCCTTATCTCCCCTCTAGTCAATAGTCCTCTTGAAAGTGGGCCTAATTCACTGTCACTGTATAGCCAGGCTAAACCCCCACCCCCTCAGATCGCGAATCGGGGTATACCCGGGGGGTCAGAGTATAGGGGGAAACCCGGATAATCCTTGAGGGTAGTATCGGAATGGAGCAGGCTACCCAGGGGAGAAGGGGATAATAGAGGGGAAAGGGAAAGGCCCAGGCGGGTATAAGGGCAGGGAAGGGGAGAATATCTAGGGGAGAGTATTGCAGGCAGGGGGCAGGGTTCTAACAGCCTCTATTGCATTGCGAGGGGTGGAATATTGGAGGGGGAAACTCCCCATATTGCCCCCATAACAGCCGATAACTCCATAACGAGAGGTTTGTGACCCTTTTCCTGCTTCGTGTGCGTACCTGAGTGGTGATAGTCTTTCTCTCTTAATTTTTTTTTTACAATAGAGAGAAGCTAAGAGAGGAAAAGGGAGGGGGGGGGGGGGCCCGGTTTGCGGATAATGACCAACTGGGG